GACGCCGCCATAGGCGGCATCGCTCTGGCCACCGTCGCCGCCGTAATAATTGAGGTTCCCGCCGGTGGCATCGTTGCCAATCCCACCAGCCCCGCCCAGGCCAGCGGAAGCGCCGCCGTTGCCCCCAACGGCCGAGCAAAAACTCGCAAAGGAGCTCGTGCCACCGGCTGCGCCATTATTCCCCGGCGTGGCACCCGTAGCACCAGCACCCACAACGATCGTATAGGCGGTGCCAGGAACCACATTATAAAAGCCTTCGGCGTAGGCACCCCCACCACCACCGCCGCCACCGCCGCCGGTATCGCTGCCGCCGCCGCTGCCACCGGCGCCCCAGACGCGGCCATAGACCCTGAAAACGCCAGCAGGACAGGTCCATGTGAATGTTCCAGGCGGCTGGTAATCGGCGCGATTTGAAAATCCCGGATGATGACCGACGACCGATTGCAGAACAAAGTCTGCGCCGTTGTAGACTACGGTCGAGATGCCACCGGCCAAAAGCTGATTGGCCGTAAGGCCTGTTCCGTCGGCGTTCTGAATAGCGACGGCCGCGGCGCCATTCACATTGATCGTCGCAGCACCGGTATTGGTCACATTAACCTTCACCCTCAATGGCGCACCGATCAGCGCCGTGAGAGAAGCTGGCGCCGGCGTCAAGGTAATCGCGAGCGCATTGACGACCCCCGTATCGACGGCATACATGCCGGCGAGCGTCTGGATTGCCGCCACAAGCTGACTCCAGTTGCTGCCGACTGGCGTAATCTCAGCCGCGAGCAAGACGTTGCGAATCTCTTCGTGCAACATGTTGGAGGCATAAGCTGGAATCGTCGTTGGCGGCACCGCGGGAGACGCCAGCGGATCGCCGCTGGTGGCATATTGCGGCGTGCCAGACAACGGATAAAGGTCAGCGCCCGACAAGGGGACGCTGTTGGTCGCGATTAACCGGTCCATGAAACCTCAGCTGCCGTAAACGAAGATCAGATTGGTCTGCGGCGGCTTGATGCGGTTGAGCGTGCATTGCAGCACCGTGTTGCCCCACACTGCATAAGCTTCGCCAAAGGCGCTCACATCGAACTTGGCATATTCGACCGTGAGCTCGGGCGCACTCACCTGCCAGGTGAAATCCCAGGCCTGGCTGCCGAAGGTCGAGCCGAAGGGCATCCCGAACTTGCCCGTCCAGAACTCTTGGATCGTTATGGTGTAGCCGAGCGCCGCCGCGATCGCCGTGATCGAGGCGATCGAAAGACCGCCTTTGGCGGCGAGCCGCGCGGCGAGCGCCTGCTGCCGCTGCTGAATGGTCGGGCTCAGCGGCGTGCAAGGGTCCGGCAGGCCGAAAGCCTGTTCCCAGGCGGGCAAAAGAAGTTCCGAGGTCGGCGGGTAGCTCTCCTGCTCCGTCAACTGCGCGAGCGTGCCGTTGAACTGCGCCATGAGCGCCGCCTGCCCGATGCGCAACTGCGCCATCAGGCTGTCCGGACCATTGTCCCAGATGCGCCCGCGCGGCTGCAACCGCACCAGCACCGTCGCGAAATCATTCTGCTCGGCGCTCGGCACCGGGTTGGGCGGCAAAACATCGCTCATCGTCTCAGACCCAGGTGATCGTGCCGAGCTGGGCGAGCTGCCCAGCCGAGACCGTCACATCCGCCGTCGGCGCGGCGAGATCGAAGCTGCCGACGCCGGCGGTGGATGAAATCGCGCCGCAGATCTGCTCGAGAAAGAGCGTGCCGCCCGTCGTGCCCGGAGTGATCCCGTCGCCGAAGGTCGCGGTCGGCGTCGTCGTCATGAAGAGCGCGGTCAGCGCCGCGGTGATATTGGCCTGCACCGTCGTGAGCTGGTAACCGGTCTCCGCCACCAGGTTGAGGATGCGGATATTCACATCGGACGGCGTGAGCGCGAAGGCCTGGAAGTTGACCGTCACCGGCCGCACGGTCGCGACATAGGTCTCGACCGCGGTGATGTCGCCCGACAGCGGGAACGGGTCGGTGCGGGCGTCGAGCATGAAAGCCACGTCGACCGTGCCGGGCCCCCGGTTCTGCGGATAGACCCACACGCGCGTGACGCCGGCGACTTCCTTGGCCCAGGTCTGATAGTCCCAGGTCGAACCACCCATCGGGACGGAGCTCATGCGCTGCTGCAACCGGATCTGGCCGGCGGCGTCGCTTTCGACATCCTCGCCCCCGGTGAGGCCACCCGTCGCAACCGTGACGTTCGCGGAGACGCCGGCGATCGCCGTGACGGGTGCCAGCACCGTGCCCGCCGGCAGGTTGCCATCCGCGCCGCCGGCGGTCGCCTCGACGGCGACGGTGTCATCCGTGCCGCCGGTCAGCGTGAGCGCGGCCTGCGTCGTGTAGAGCACGCTCGTCGTCGAGCCGGTCGCCTGATATTGCAGCACCCAGCCGGCGCCGACGGTGATGCCGGCGGTGCCCTGGATGATGACGTTTCCGGCGGCGGGGGCGGCGTTCTCGCGGGGGACGCCGACGCCGGCCATCCAGCGCGTGAGGTATTGGCCACGCGAGGTGAAGGGGATGAGCACCCAATCGATGAGGCGCGCCATATAGCCATACATCTGGTCGGTCTGCCCGGCCAGGATCTTGCTCTCGACCGTCAGCACGTTCCGCCGCAGCCAGGGCAGCATGCCGGGGATCGACTGGAACGCCGCGACCGCCTGCGCATAGAGCGTCTGCAGGCTCGGCCGGTTGAACGAGCCGCTCATGAGCTCGAGCGCCGCGTGAAAGTCGTCAGGCCCATCGTCGTGTTCCAGATCGCGTCATAGGTCGTCGTCACGGGCTGGCCGTTCACCATCTGCGTGATGACGATCGGGAGCGCCGCCGAGCCGATACCGGTCTGGGCGGGCACGCAGGTCACCGATTGGGCCACGCCATCCTCCAGCATCCATTGCAGCGCCTGCAGCACGTCCTGCCCCATCTGGTTGAGCGTGGCCTGGGTCAGCAGCCCATTGACCCGCAGCCAGAGCTTGCTGCCAATGAGATCGGGCGTGCTGTCCGTCTGGCTCTGCTGGAAGGCCGTATCGCCCGACCAGCCGCGCCGGTCGGTGGTGCCCGGCGGGAGCGCATCACCAGGGTCCGCCTGGCGGTCGGTGAAGAGGCTGAACAGCACCGCGGTATCGAGCGTGTCGTCCATCGCGAGCGCGCCATTCGCGATCGCAAAATCGCCTGTCCCGGTCTCGTTATTGTAGCTGATGAGGATGTCCATCATCAGGTTCCCGGCACCGGCGGCCCGCTATTCGCGCTGCCCGACACGACGCCCGTGACCTGCAGGCCGATCAGGCCGATATTTTCGCCGGCGACACCGTAGCCGGCCGTTACCTGCCCCGTCGCCGTCATTGCACCCGTGACCGCCATGCCTTGAGTTGCTTTGATCGGGGCGTTGACGATGAAATTCCCGCCATTGGGCGTGGCGACGATATTGCCGGCGCCGTCGAGCACCAGGCTCGATCCGGCCTTGTCGACCGCTTCGATCTTGTTCGTGCGGAAAATGATGCGGTGTCCGAAACCGACGAAACCGAACTCGCCAGGCTGCAGGTCGCTCTGCACCTGGCCGACCGTGTCGCCGGCCAGCGCCACCTTGTGATCGCGCGTGCCGTTGCATTGCAGGATCATCACATCGGCGCCGGCATCCGGCCGCGCGACATAGCCCGGCGGCAGCAAGAGCTCGACGCCGTTGAAGGTCTCGTTGTCGAGGCCAGTCACCTGCAGCACCGTGCGCGGCCCAACGGTCGCGGACGCAACCTTGCCCCGCGTGATCATGCTTAAGAGCGCGGAGAGCATTACTGGTTGGCGCTTCCGACGCCGTCGAGGTTCCAAACGCCGGAATGGCCGCGCCGGCCGCGTCGCTTGCGGAGCCGCACCTCGCCCGGATCAGGCGTGAAGCCTTCCGGAGGCCCCACGGTCAGCACGCAAGTCTTCCCGCGCGACCCGTCATACTTGTATTTCACCGCGGCGATCAGCATGTCGGCATTGATCTGGAGCGGCGGGCAATCGACCGAGACCATCTGGTTGATCACCCACAGCGTGCCGTCCGGCTGGCGCCAGCCCGGCACCTCGATATCCGCGAGCGTCGAGCGTCCGAAGGCGTAGCGCATTTCCCAATTGGCGCGCTGCTGCATGCCTTCGGCCGAAAGCTGGCTCTCGGCGATCGAGACATGCGGCCGGTAGCGCGGCACGCCGGGATCGATCGCGATCGCCTGCTGGCGGGTCTGCACCGACCCCGTCGCGGCGACGCCCGACTGGCCCTTGACGATGTAATGGCTGTAGCGTTTCGCGACATTCAGGCGCGCCCGATAGGTGAGCACGTTCTGGCCGTAGACCAGGCTCCCCGCGGCCGTGGTCGAGCCGGTGCGCGTGAGCACCAGGTTGCCCATAGGATCATCGGTCAGCAGCACGGCGCTCATGCGCGCCAGGCGCTCGAGGAACTCATAGACGGTCTCGGCGCGCTGGATCGTCGCATCCTGCACCACCATGCTCGCATCCGTCTGCAGCACGACGCCGATCCCGAAGGGCTGGCACATGGCGTTCGCGATCGCGCC